CCCAGGGCGGGGCTGCCTACACCGCGGGTCCGTTCGATTTGAAAGAGGACGACGTGTTCAGTGCCACGTTTGACACCGAGACGCACGAATTCTTCATTGGGTCCGTCGGCGACGGCAGCGGCGGCTCTTCCGGCTCGTCCGGCGCGTCCGGCGACCCCTTTTTGGTGACGTTGTTGTAGGAGAGTTGCTGATATATAAGTTGTTGTATCAAAAAAATGTACTTGGTACCTGCTGGTACAAATAAATTTGAAAAAAAATATAAAAATATTGACTCAAAGTAATTTAATTTATTAGTTGACTCCAAAGAAACCAAAGAAACCAAAGAAATGAATGTGTATTAATCTTGTGTTCGGGGGTGGGGGCACAGGAAGACAAACTCGGTGTCAAACGCTGCCGTCACGGCCTTCGACGCCCGTGGAACGGGGTCGGTTTGAGTGCCGACGTCTCTCTTGCCTTTCTTGGACAGCAGGCTGCTCAGAAAACTGTGTGTGATGGGTGCGTGACAAATAAAACCGACGGTCTGGTGCAGCGAAGCGTACGTGGCGATCTTCTCGCGGTTGTAGAAGCCTCGGCGTATTTCACGCAAAATCATGGTTGCTTTTGGTTACTTATACCACCAACTTTTTTTTTGCTCAGCATGTTGGCAACACACAACTAAAAAAAAAAAAATATAAAAAAAAACAAGGAAAAAAAAAAGAACAAAAATGTCCGTTGCCCCAACGTCCTCTGAAATTCGTATGTTTCGCGCCATGGCCAACCCGGCCAAGGTAGACTTCAACAAACGGACGTTTAGCGAGGTGGTGGACAACAATTCGGTTCGCTCCAAATGCTCCTCGCCGCCGAGCCGTCGGTCGCCCTCGCCCAGCCGTCGGTCACCCTCGCCCAGCCGTCGGTCGCCCTCGCCCAGCCATCGATCGCCAAATGTTTCCCCGGCAAGTAGCCGAAGGCACTTGTCACCTCCTCCGATCATGTTCGAGCAGTCCAGCAGCGCCGGAGCGGCTCGCAACACGGCGGCGACACACGGTGCGATGGACATGGCAAACGAAATCGCCTACGAAAAGCAGGGGTATCTCTTTGAGCTATCAAAGATGGAGCAGCAGGGGGTGCGCATGACCCGCAACTACACGATGCAAGACTCTTTGGAGGACATTCAGTTCGAGTACGACCGGCAGAGGCAGATTCAAAGCACCCTCAGTGGTGTCAACTTCATGAAAAAGGGGTTGGAAATGATTTTTCAGGGAACCGAGTGGGCGAACCAGCAGTGGGGGCCGGTGCTGGATCTCGACGGCTGGTCGATTGAGGTAGGGAACGACATTCGAAGTCGCAAGTACGACACGGTGTTGGAGCGCCTCTACAAGAAGCACTGGAGAAAGGGCAGCACGAGTCCCGAAATGGAACTGGCGTGGCTTGTCGGGAGCTCCATGGTCATGTTTCACTGCAAGAAAAAGTTCATGGGTTACAAGCCCCGATACTTGGACGAAGCCCAGTCGACGTCGACATTCGCCCGACCAGCGTCCGAGGGTTCGACGCCCTTCAACTTTGCCGGCATGGCCAACCCCATGTCGATGATGGGAGGACTCAGTGGACTCATGGGTGGCATGCAGCGAGCGGCGGTGAAACCGCCCCCCGCAGTCCAGCGACAGAAAGCGTCGGTTAACAAAAACTTTGCAAGCCGACCCGTTATGAGATCACCCCGCCAGTTTCCCACCACCACTTCGTCCCCCGACGTGTACTTTGAAGCGGAAGACGATGCCCTGGACGTCGATGACCCCTCGACAGAACTTCGTGAGGAAAATTTGCTTCTAAAGACAGAGTTGAACCGCCAGCAGCACCGGGAGCAGGAGCGGCATGACGAGTCGCGTGACACCATGGAGAACGACCAACGGCGGTTGAAAGCGCTTCATGCGGCCGAACAAAGAAACGCAAAGTCCGCCGTAGATAACCGCACGATCAACATGGGAAACGGTGGAAAGGGCGGCAAGGGCGGCAAGGGCGGCAAGGGCGGCAAGGGGGGGGTCAAAAAGTTGCAAACGCAAGATTTGAGCCTCTAAAAAATTATTTTGTATCCTAATAAAAAAACTTTTTTTCTCAAAACTCTTAAAACTCTTAAAACTGTTGTTAAAACTGCACATGTCCGTACGGGTGTTCGACTTTCAACGCCAACTTCTTGTGAATCCCGAAGTCGTCGTGGAGCGTGTGCTTCAAATTTTGGAAGATGGCCAGCCTGACAGCAACGTGGTGTTCGACATCGACCAGACTCTTTTGGTCATGGATCGTGAGGTACAAAAATGCTCCTTTGCCAAACATGTCGACGCTGGTAAGAAACTCTATGACAAGGCAACTGCCAAAAACTTCGCCGTGCACCTGGTCACCGCGCGACCGTATACAGAGAGCAACCACGAGTGGACCAAGAAGCAGCTCAAGTGTTTGGGGTACGACAACTACAAGAGCCTGCACATGGTTGGGAGAAACGACCCGGCACAGGACAAGCGAAAGGCTCGGCAACTCATCATCCAGAATACAAAGGACCGCCCGATTCTGCTCAACGTCGGCGACCAGTGGTCCGATCACGTGGAACACTACCCGCTAGACGCCGCAGGAGGCAAAGACCGCTTCTTTCTGTTTTGCGGCGACCCGGGCGAAGGGGTGATGTGGTACCTGAAAATGCCGGAAAAATAAAAATAAAAATAAAAAACCCGACTGTTTGTTTTCCATAGGGGGTGGTAGGCAGCCACCGAAAAAAATATTGTGTAGTAGCAAAAAGAAGAAAAAAAATGTCTAACATTCAACATTTGAGCAACAGTTTAAAAGTGTACAACGACGGCGTGGTCAACCTAGAGGCCAAAATAGCTCAGGATCGTCGCCTGCACATGCTTGACTTGGGTGGAATTTATGCAGACGCACTGATCGGGGGGGCCACCCCGGAATTTCTTAACTTCATGGAACAAACCATTGGCAACCGTTTTCACGCCAACCGGCACAAAACAACCGTCGATGCGCACGAGTGGATGACGCACGACACCAAATTGAACAACGCGTTGAAACAGCAGCGCCGGGTGCTGAACGGAGGGGCACAAAAGTTGCGAGTCTACAACGACGCCCCGCAGCTGACCAAAAGAATGAGGTATGCGGCAAAGCGCAGCAACGGCTTGGTGTGGAACTTGAATAAAAAGTTGCAGAGCGACCGCGTCGTTCAGCTGCGAGAGCTCTCCGACATCGCTTTGGCCGGTGGAGCCGAGCCTTTTGCCGCCAGTCTTACCGACATGGTGGACAGTCGCAAACTGTTCAACTCACGCAAGACGGCCTTGGACACGGTGCAGTGGCAGCAACTGGAGCAGAACGTCGGCAATTTGTTGGGCAGCCAGGATTCAGTGCTGAAGGCTGGCGCCGTTGCTCTGACGGGAGGAGGGAAAACTTTAATCTCGTCGGTCGAGCAGCAAAATTTACGAGATGCGTGGCGGGCAGTCGTCACCAACGGCAAAGATTGAAAAAAATAAATCGAATTAAAATCTATTCCAATAAAAAAAAAACAAAAAACATAAAAAAAATGCCTAAACGAAAGCGAAAGTTATCAAAAGAAGAGCAACAAAAAAAAGATAATAAAGATGAAAGGTGGTGCAATAAGTTGTTAGAAAACATTGAAAAAGGGTACGCTGATTTCTTGCAAGGAAATGGACTAATAACAGATTTCATTTTCAAAATTCCTAACGACCAAAGCGATAATAACGTGATTCAAAAGGCCTGGCGGGTACCCAAGGACAAACTACAACTGAACCTCCAACAAGCATCGAAATCTTTATTTACGTACCAGTCCTTCTTGGCAAATAGCGAGAGAGCCAATCGCATGTTGAAAGGCAAAACAACTTGCAAAAAGAAAATCGATGACTTCCTAAAGGAGAATGAACCGATGTACAACAACAGCAGTCATTTGGCCAAAGTTTTCAGCACCGGAGAGCCACGACTTGGACGCGAAGCAGGCCATTTTTTTCATGAAAGACAAGCAACACAAGCAAAAAAAACAAAGCGGTACGGTAAATTCATTGCGGCATCCAACAACGGCGGCAAAATAAGACACCCAGACGTGCCCATCCTAGTCGTAGAGAACTACTGTGGAAAAGTACGCGCCCTACAAAAGGCACACGGCAAGGTAAGCACCGAGACCAAACGGGTCTGTCGATACTTGGAAAAAAAATATGTTTACAATAAAACAAATGTCTAAATTGTTGCGCGACCTGTGCTGCCAAGTCAAAAAAATTTTCGCTATCCTGTTGCTGCGGGTTCAAAAATGGTGGCGCCAGAGTGAACCCTTGCAGTCCGCCGACGAGATGGCTCGTCGAAAAAAGGACGACGGCGACGACGACGGTAAGAACGACCACGAAGACGACGTCGATTCAGTTGACGCCAACACGAATCACGTAGAAATAAACGGCAGAGAAATAAACGACCCGCTTGACGACTTTGTGGTGATAGAGATCGATGACAACAACCAGGAACAAAAAAACGGCATATGAAATTCCGGCCGGGCTGCGTCGCTGCACGAACCACATCGCCACCCACGTAATTGCTAAAATGAGATCTTTGGTTGACACTTGGACGACCGACGATGATCACTTCGAATGTGAAATTAGGTTCGGTGTCGTGGAGGTTGGGGACAATGGAAAGCACCAGTTCGTGTCCGGGGTCAGCGGCACATTTTTCGACCGCATTGTCGGCCTGCTTGACAACTACGACGGGTGGAGCCAAACCAAGCCGTGGTGCGAGCATCATGACTACTTCTTTGCCGACGACCAAGCTAGGGCACTAAGGTGCTCGATCGAATTCGACCGCAGTCCGCCTACCGTCACCACTGTCCACAAGCAGCGACTTCGCACCGCGACCTTACTCCACGTCGACGAGTGCGAGGTCTACGACGTGCGTGTGTCGCTGTCCAGCGAAAAGGCGACGACCCACCACCAAGTGCCAGAGACCGTCGTCCCCTCGCTGGTACGAATCAAGCAGCGAAAGTCCTACTTTATTGAGCAGTGGAGGTATGACGTCACCCGTGTGTGGAGCGGCAAAAGTAGAGGAGAGGCGGAAAAGTTGCACAAAATGGACGCGCCGAACTCGTACGAAATCGAGGTAGAGATGCTGGACCCTCGTGTGCTGCTTCGCCGCCAAAACCACACCGACGAAAGAGTGGCGTTTTCGTTGTTTTTGAAAATACTCTCGCTCTGCTCTTCTCCAGAGTTGTTGCAGTATCAAATTGTGTAATGCTTTTATTTTCTTGGCACTTGAACAAAAGTACGAAATATCGAAAAGCCAATACACCACAATGTTTGACGTGGAAGTCGCCTCGTGGATCGGTCTACTGCTGTGTGCGGGCACATACGCAAACGTTACGGCGAGCGGCTATCCCCTATCACCCGCTGCGGTTGTCGAGCGGGGTCAACGCCTGTTGATCGAGAGGACAAGCATTTTGCCAAACCCGAAACCCGTGCAATCCGCCATTCTTTCGTTTCTCCCGGGAAAACTTAGGGAGAACAACTCTGACGCCATCGTCGGGGTTGTCCCGATCGCCGTCGGTGCGATCGTTGTGGTGGCTGGTCTCTCTGCCATGCGGTGGTGCGGTGGTACAGTTGGTCCTCTCCATCTGATGTTGCAGGTGTGCCTGAAGATGCTGCTGGTCTCGAGCACGACCTGCGGCCTCTACTGGCTCGTCGTGCATCGCCACCGACGTATCCGAGTCAACGTGCCGAAGATCATCGCCGACAAAGTGACGGTCGGTTCTCGGTTAGCGCAGCAACAACAAACGCCGCCATCAGTGCTGGGAGTGGAACATACCACTCGTGTGGATTTCAATAAATTTTAAAAAAAAAAATCTCGTTTTTATCGCTTTTTTATTGTGCAACCGGGAGTCCTCCCATCATCCCCTGCAGCATGCCAAACATTTGTGTCATGTCCCCGAGTCCGCCGGACTGAAGGTTGCGGCTGAACTCCTGCATGTCGTTGTTGTTGACCATGCTCAGCACCTTTTCACCCAGCTCCTGAAAATTTACGTTTTTTAAATCCTGAGGCCCCTGCAGCTGGGACGCCAAGTCCTCGGCCAGTGTCTCGAGATTGTCCAGCATTCCAGTCGGAACGCCACTGTACAAGTTGTGGAGCTGCGCGAATTCGTTGAGCTTCAAAACGTACGACCAAATATTCTTCTCTGTGTCCGGATGCAAACCTTCTTTGAATTTGCGTGCCAGTTCGATCTCAGCCAACACTGTGTTGTGCACCATAAACACTCGAGCGTCACGATTGGAGCACAGCCCGTAGTGGGGTCCGACCACTTGGTGGTATCGACGTATCATCACTTCGGCCACGATTTTTTGCTCCGCCTCCCCCGTGTTGACGTACCTCTCATCAAAGAGTCGACGGTACTTGTCGACTCCCAAACACTCGGGAAACACCTCGTGCAGTGCGGAAATAAACTGCTGCGCCATGTTGGCAAACTGGGTGCGAAGTGTCAGGACGATGTCCGCCGTCGGCGTTGTCGTCGTCATTGTCGTCGTCATTACCGCTTTCTCTTCCGACATCGTTTGTGTTTTTTGTTGTTGTATTTTTTTTTTAATTTGAAAACGCTAACGCAGAATGTTGCTGCCAATATTTAAAAAAATATGGGGGATGGGCAGTAGAGAAGAAAACACACAAAAAGAACTCCTGAAAGCCCTGCGGTCGGGGTTTGTGTCTGAAAATGTAACATCTCTCAGCATGCGACTCCTCTTCCTTCCAAACTGAAAGTTCAGGGGCGAACATCGATTTCAAACACTGGATCAAAAAAAATATTTGTCCAATCTTAAAATTCAGTAAAATCAAGGAAAAGTTCATTCACACAAAAAAAAAATGTCCCAAAAGCCCAGTTGTTTAACGGCGAGCCACAACAAGTATTGTGTCTTTCCCGTGTCAAACAAAGCGGCCTGGACGTTTTACAAGCTTTTGGAGGCCTCAATGTGGTCGGCGCAAGAGATTGATTTTTCAAAAGATTTGCAAGATTGGAAAAAAATGAACAACGACGAGCAATTTTTTATCAAACGCACTTTGGCGTTTTTTGCCAGCAGCGACGGCATTGTCAATGAAAATCTGGTTGAAAATTTTTATCAGGAGGTGGAATGCTCGAGCTGCAAGCAGTTCTACGCGGCCCAGATCTTTCAGGAAGCGGTGCACAGCGAGACCTACTCTCTGTTAATCAACGAGTACGTCACCGACAAGACCGAGAAGGCAATGCTGTTCAATGCGGTCGAACACTTTCCAAGCGTGCAGCGAAAAGCGGAGTGGTGTTTCAAATACACGAACCGCGACCGCGCCACGTTCGTTGAGCGGCTGATTGCCTTCGCGGTGTGCGAGGGCATTTTCTTCTCGGGTTCATTTTGCGCCATCTTTTTCATGAAAAAGCGCAACTTGCTGCCGGGCCTTTGTTTTTCAAACGAACTGATCTCACGCGACGAGGGGCAGCACAGAGACTTTGCCGTCATGCTGTACAGGCAATGCGTGGAAGAGGGCTTTGGTCTCAGCGACGAAAAGGTTTACACGATAGTGCGCGAAGCGGTCGATATCGAACTCGAATACGTGTCCGAATCGCTGCCGGTCGACCTCATTGGCATGAACAAGCGAGACATGAAGCTCTATGTTAAATTTGTCTCCGACCACTTGCTCCGGGCTCTTAGCCACTCGACGCTGTACAACGTGGAGAATCCGTTCCATTGGATGGAACTGGTGTCGTTGTCGAGCAAAAGCAACATGTTTGAACGAAGAGTTTCAGAGTATCAAAAAGCGAACGTTGGCGTTTGTTCCGATATTAAAAACAACACGTTTGAATTTACGACGGGCGAAAGTTTTTAAAAAAATTTCACTCGCAAATACGGAGGCGAGGTGCTTCCAGTCAACGTGTCAACGGTATCGGTACTCGTGTAGTCTTTGAACTCAAAAAACGTAAAAACTTGTGTTTTATCTCAACTACAAATATCAACCATTGCTTCGATTGCAATGCAAAGATTCGACATGCAGTTCACCTGCAAACTCTTTTGTAAATTTTCACAGCATCATGTACGTGTACGACTTGCGGTTCACCTACAAACCCTTTAAACCCGTTTACGCCTTTTTTTTTTTCGAATGTCGTCTTCGTGGCAGGGAGTTGCCATTATCACCGACTCCCCGTTGAACTCTCCCTCCACTGTCTCCATCACCTGAACTCTCATCTTGAAAGTAGGCATTCGAACGTGGTTGGTCAAGTTCCACTCGAGAGCAGTGTCCGCCGTGATGTACATGTCGGTGTGCCCGTTTTTGTCCGCCTTTTTTTTGAAAAAAGTCTTGAACTTTCCACAGTTCTTAGCCATGCGCTCGTACAGGATATTGTTTAAACGAGTCATCTCTTGAGATTCGGTCACCACGCTATTTAGGTTCCCGTCCAAGTCGCTGATGGCGATATCGTGAATCATCATGGTCGCGTTTGGGTGCATGTACCGATACCCATCCGTACCCTCTGTGAACAGGACCGCGGCCGCCGAAAAGCACTGCCCCATGCACACCGTGGCGACTTTTTTGGTCTTCTTCAACGTCTCTACCATTGCCAGCATGTGCATCAGGGTGTACACGTCGCCGCCATTGGATTGAATGACAATCGGGACGATCGTTTGAGGTGACCGCGCCGCCTGTTGCATGTTATCTGAAAAATCGCTAATCATGTCGTCGTCGATCTCGCCGCGCACGTGAATCACAATCGGTTCGTGATTGAATTCAACTGCCGACATACATGTCGGAGTTATCACATCAAAAAACATTTTTTTTTATTTTTGGTGCGATATATCTTTCCTGGTTTTTTCTGACCCCCTCTGTTTAATTAGCAAATACCAGGAAAAAAAAATAAAAAACAAAATAAAAAATGTCCTCATGGAAAAGTGACAAGCCTTCTAAAAAAAAAGAAAAATTTTCGTCGTCCATTGTTTTACCCAAAGTGAAACAAGCCATCAAAAAAAGAAGGGTTGAAATCCAAAACACGACGCTGGAAAACCTCAGAAAGTGGAACGCCGAAAAATCTGACATTTTGCAAACACTACCGTCGCTGACGCGGCGACGCGACATTTTGTCAAGAAAGGACGCAGAGGACAGGTTGGCGGTATTAAAGATCGCGGTGGAAAGAGCAGAGAAGGGTGAGGAGGTCAAGTGTTTCGACTTGAAAATTAAACCATTCGAGGAAAAGTTGAAAGGCGTACCCACCAACAACAAAAGAAAACGAAGGTCGTTGGCGGGTGGTGGTATGATTGTGCGTCGCACGAGAAACGAGACGCCAAAGATAAATGACGAGGCATATACATTTGAGACGTTAGAAATGGAATTGCTCACCGAGATCGACATGGTGTCACCCGAGCAACTGTACAGCATAAACGGCGACCTGTGCCACCGCTGCCAAATTCCCATGAAAATTATGTGCGTCGAATCCATCTTCGTGTGCCCGCAGTGTCGAATGACCAGAGCCTACGTGCAGTCGACCTCGTCTCAAATTGCCTACGGGGAAGAGGTCGAGTTTTTCTCATTTTCTTACAAGCGGTCCAATCATTTTCAAGAGTGGATTTGCTCGTTCCAAGCGAAAGAGACGGCGATCATTCCTGAAAACGTAATGTTTATCATCATGGACGAACTGTTTCGTGGTGGAGTGGCCGTTGAAAACATCGGCATCAAAATGGTTCGATCAATTTTGAAACAGCTGAAGCTTCGAAAATACTACGAACACACGGCGCAAATCACGTCTCGGTTGACGGGTTTTTTCCCGCACCGGATAACCCCTACTCAGGAGACGCAAATCAAACTTATGTTCAGCGCCATTCAAAGCCCATTCGAACAGTTCTGCCCTCCGGAACGACGAAATTTTTTGAGCTACAGCTATTGCTTGTTTAAATTTTGTGAAATACTTGGCCTCGACTACCTTCTGCCCTGTTTTACGTTGTTAAAAGGACGAGACAAACTGTTGAAGCAGGATGAGATCTTTGAGAAGATCTGTCAAGAGCTAGACTGGGAGTTCATCGCGTCTTCAACTCAAAATTGAAAAACCAGGAATGCGAAACAAAATCGTGCACGGTATTTGCACCGCGGAAGGGTTTCACGATCTTCTGTATAAAAGAATTGGTGTGTCGGCGTACAACCACTTCACCGACACAACCCTAACCGTTCATGGAATGTCTCAGGCCGTTCGTGCGAGAAATAAAATCGATATCGAACCAGACGCAGTGTTCGTGTCGCCGTTGGTCCGAGCAATTCAAACGGCCACTCTGATGTTTCCGAACACACAAGTCGTAGCGTTGGAGTGTTTAAAGGACTACCCTCAGCACACACAAAACGTCAATCAACGTTCAAGGCTTTCAGAACTAAAACTGATGTTTCCGACCGTTGACTTTTCCGAACTGCATGTCGAACACGACGGCCTGTTCGGTATCGGTTGTCCTCATTTGACATTGAGCACGCAAAAAATTGTGGCACGCACCATGATACGAGACAGTGCATTCGAAAAAGTTGCGCTTGTGACAGGGTCAACATGGCTGCATTTTTTCGGAACGAACAACATCGACGAACACTTCAAAATGGAACGGTGTGACCCAGTACAAATTTATATGTAGGAAATAAGAAAAAAAACATACAAATTGTGTTGTATCTACCGTACTCAGTATTAAATATTGGCGAGTCGCCTTTTTCGACTCTTTCGAACAAGTGCCACAGACACAACGGTGGAACGGCAATTCGCGCACGTTTGGTTGATAGCATACCACTTTGTGGCGCACTCACGGTGAAAGAAATGTTTACACGGCTCGATTTGACAGGCTTCACGATTGCAGTCTCCACTGCAGTTGTCGTGGCAGATCGAGCAGACCACTGTCTTTGATGTGTATACATAGTTGTCGATGTTTTCAAACATCAGCGGCGGCAAACAATCGTGAAAGGCGTTTGGAGCCACGGTCCATTCCGAACATTGGGCGACCGTTGGTCGTCGCAGTTGTTCGCAGTGTTGAAACGCTAAATCACCGACCGTAATCAAAGTGGAAGGAAATTCCAGATTACACAAACTTTGGCAATAGCTGAAGCAAAACATGCTAATTTTTTGAAGTTTGGACGGCAACACAACCCGTAACAACCCGCAGCAATTAAAGAAGACGCGGTTTCGCAGCACGCGCAGCTTTGTGGACGTCATGGTTACATAGGTCAAAGAAATACAGTTTTGAAACGCGTCGCACCCAATGGTCGTTAAAAAATTACAGTCGTTCATATCGACTGAAAGAACCCCGGAGCCTGAAAAGGCACGGCTTCCCACGGAGGTCAGATCGCGGAACACTAAATCCGCAAATATTTCGGCACCTTGAAAGGCTGAACGCCCCAATGTTCTCAGGTTTCGCAGGTCCGCCCTGTATTGGTCCATGACAATGTGTTCGTTGTCTTCCTCAACGTCTTCAACTTCGCCGTCAATGATTGCTGTCACCTCCACCATCATGTTGCAACAATTAAAAAACACATTGTCTTCTATGCTTTCCGCGGCGGACAGGTTGACCCTGCACAACTGGAAACACGACACGAAGGCATTTCTGCCGAAATGTTTGACGTTTTTCAAATTGATGTGTTTCAAGTTTTGGCAATTTTGAAAGCTGCTTCGCCCGATGGTCGTCATGCTGGACGGCAAATGTACTTTTGTCAAATTATCACACTGACTGAAAGCGCGATCTTCTATGCACTCGTACCCCTCTGGGATATAGACCTCTAGCAGCCAAGAACACAACGCGAACGCGTCTTTCGTGACGGAAACACCCCCTTTCGGCAGAATGACACACGAAGCCAGATCTTGTTGTGATGCCAGCACATTGGCTGCCAGCAAAGTTGTTTCCTGGTTTGCCATCACAATATACAATTCACTAGTTGCTTTATGTTCACCAGGTACATGTACCTGGTTTATTATTATTTTTTGGATCAGAAAAAAACCTTACTTAGCTTTTGCACCAATTTTGCAGACCTCTTATCTGAGGCCTCTCATCCAGGGACCAAACATCTACCCTCTACGTAAACCAGGAAAAATACAATTAAAACTCTCCCTGTATTAATACAGCACAAGTAACTTTACTAGCGACACAGATTTATTTTGATGTCTCGGTGCGATAGTGTTTCGCTGCACCGAGCATTAAAAGAATTTCAACCTTCTTCATCTCAACTGAATGTAGAAGACAGACCGTTGCTGAAGCTAGTATTGACAAAAATTGAAGAACGTGTAGCTCGAGACGTGGATCATCGAGACCATGAGGCAAAATTTGAAGAAATTGAAATCGAACACACGGGCAAGTGGGTAACAGGTGCGAAGCGAGTGGTTCATGGGTACTTGAGCCGCCTCAGCTCGACCGATGACGGCAATGCGAAAACTGTCTTTTACGTAATGAAGCACACTCCCATCCCAAGTGAGACTTGGATGGCGTGGCACTTGAGTCAAGTGTGCGGCGACGCACAGCAAGGTCACAGAAAGAGAAGGAGAGAAGAAGACAGCATTGAAGACAAAAGAAAAAGTAGCAGACATGAAGACGGCGCCTCGTTTTTTTAATTTTTACAATTTAAACACTCCCTTCCTATTAAAAAAAAAAATGAATTGTAGTTTATTATTTTATTGTTATGTACATGTTATGTTGTAATTTGTATTTTGGTGTATTGCTTTTTTTTTGCTTTGGTGGCGGTTGTCTTTAGTTACAGTAGTTTTTTTCCAGCGCCAAACCTTGAAATAATCAGTCGCGTGGAAACCCCCTTTTTTTTCAGTGGGATGTGTGACCCTTTTCTTCCTGAAAGATACAAAAAGACAGTTGTTGGCCTTATACGGAAACGCAGTCGTGGTTATCGCATTTTTTTGTTTTTTGTTTCTTTACTGTGACTTTCAGTATCGATTCCGATCGTGCGCTCGGACGTGCGCTTTACTGCGCCACCCGTGCGCTCGAGCATTCCGTCCGTTTTAACAGCGGTATTGAAACGTTGGGCACAATGTTGTGCTTGCCACAGTAGTGTAAATATTTTGGGGTCGACGACTTTAATACATCCATGGGTTGCAATGGCTCCGACTCAGGCAGTCGAAGCTGGCCTCTGTACCACTGTTTATTGTGTGCAGCACAGAGTTTCTTTGGTCCCCAAGGGGAGCCCGCAAACGCGCTGGTCACAGTAGCGCCGCAAAAACGACACCACACATACCTTTTGTGGTTGTCAGTGGCACTTCTTGCACTGTCACAGGCAAATTCGACCGGCTTGTTTTTCCACTCGTACACAATAAAGCCCAAACTGACCATGTGAGTGGTGCCGTCAGGGCGTGCTGCTTTTTCCATTTATTATTTATTTTTTTATGAATCAATGCGCGACAAGACTACTCCGACACAACTCCTCAGTGGGATGTGTGACTATTTTTCCTGTGTTGTGGTTTCAGGTTTTGTCTCAGAGTTTTGATTAACAGTTAACACAGATTTTACCCTATTTATTTTAGCACCAAAATCCAAAATCTCATAACCTAGGGCCCAAGAGCTGGATTAATTCCAGACGGTAGTAGTTAGCGGGTAGTTAGTAGGTGTGTAGTTGTTTTGAAAACAAATATTACCAACTATTTAGTTAATAATTAGTTATATGTAGTTGTTTTTTGGTTTTTGGCCCAAAAACCCTTATTTTGCTAGCTGATGAAACGGCTTAACCAAAGCTGGCTGTAAACTCAATTTTTCGCTGATTTTGGGTTATCTCAATAGTTTATAGTTAGTTGTTTTGGATAGTTAGTTAGTTGTTAGTTGTTTTTTTTGAACTTGGAATAGTTAGTTAGCTGTTTTTTAGGGGAAGATTTTTCTACTACCGTCTACCGTGTCTGATTAATTCAGCTATCCAAAAGCTACGTAAACGCTAAACTACGGGGCTGTTTTCAAACAAAAAAACCAGGAAAAATGTGGAAACAACCCGTGGACCACCAACCCGTCACTGCCTCGCTGCGGCAACGCATGGTGCGTGTTTTTGCAAAAGCCACCAACGCGACGGACGGTTGCCACATCGACCCGAGAAATATGGAGGAGTGCTTGTTTGTGTCGCACGAGCAGTATGGCATCGACTACCGTGCAAAAGCAGAGTGGCTGCTTTGGAACATCAACAACAATTCGGATGTTTTGCGGCGACACACAGCGTCCTCCATATGGGCGACCTCCGATGAGGACCTACGAGGAGAAGCCACCAGCGAATGGTACCAGCAGATGCGGAAGAACAAGGAGGCGGAGGAGCGCATTTTAACTTATGTCAAAATTTATGACAAGGCCGAGCTTGAGAAAAGCAGCGGCGCTCTTGTCTGCCCGAAGTGTTGGCACAACGACATCGCCACCACTCAGCAGCAGACACGGGGGGCGGACGAAGCCATCACGACGTTTCTTTTCTGCCTGAACTGCTCGGCAAGGTGGCGCATGTAAATGATGACGTAAAGACAAATGGCAATAACTTTTATGATGGTTTACATGTAGTTGTTTAGTTGTTGGTTGTCATTTGCTGTTTTGATTTTTTCTTCTTAGATTTTTTTTTCTTAGATTTTTTGCTCGGCAGCACCCTGCCCATTTCCAGCACGGCAGCGTCGGCGTTCGGGGCGGTGCGAAAGTCATAAAAGCTCTCCGCCGGTTGGCTAAAGACCATTTCCAGCACCGTTTGGGCGGGCCTACGTGACACGACTCGAGGGCGGTGCTGGCTGCCTCGTGTGTTTCGACCGTGCTTGGTCGTGGCTGTCTGCTTCAGGGTGCGAAAAAGAGTTTGCAGTTTTTTACTTCGACCAAAGCGAGTGTCACGGCGGTATGGTATTTCTGCAAAGAAGAACTGCGTGTCGTACCCCTCGTTTCCGACAAAGTCGTTGCTCCAAATGCCCCACTCCTCTGTCTCGTCGTCAAATGTAGTCATGTCAACGCGACCAACCCGCTTGTGGTGCCCGTTGCGCCCAGCCGTTACCGACGACAGTCCAAAGTCGGCAAACTTCAGCAGAAACCCGCCGTTTGGCAAGTAGTAAGCGGTGTCTCCGACCCAGTACTTAAAGTGGGTATACTCACATAACCTTTGGCCTCGGTACATGCTTTCATCCGTGATGCACGTGATGAAAACATTTTCCGGGTGCAGGTCGTGGTGCTTGAACTCGAAGACGTGCTGGCACACGTACAGGGTATGCAGCAGTTGAAAGTACATGGCTGCAATGTCCGTGCAACTCAGCTGCCGGTCGAACAGGTCGATCTCCAAGTCTTCATCGTCGAGCAACTCTTGCAGTGTTGTGTCCAGACGCTCAACAAACAGATAACCTAGATTCTTGGCGGGCTTGATTGTGGCATGGCAGGCGCTGGCAATGTGGGGCGTCAGCCCAAGGTGGATAAGCGTGGACAACAGCGAATGCACTAGTGCCTCATTGACAAACTCCGTGGTCGCGAACATACCAGCGTCGACCCTCGTGTGAACAGACCTGATTGTTGCCGACGGCATTTGCTTTGCATGCTTCCAATACTTGGCATCCTCTTTGTCGACACAAGTCTTGACGACCCGAGTTCCGTCACACAGCAACACCGCACCGCCCTTGTTCAGTTTTCGAAAGACTTTGACAACCACCTCTATTTCGCCCAACGGAGATGGGAGGTGCAAGCGCTCGTAGAGGTAGCCGTCGTCGTCTTCCAGAGCCGTGCCAACGGGGACTTTTGGGGCGACTGAGTACACCGTCGCGTTCTCCCCCTCGCCGATGAGAGTCCGCTGGACAAACGCCAGCGGTGCAACGCCGATGATGTTGTCCTTTTCTATGAGGGTTTGACTGTCAGGATATCGTTTGAAAAGCAGGTCTGCCAGACATGCCACGACAAAGCTGTACAGGAGCAGTACACGGGCAACGTGCATCGAAAATGAAGTTTTTGCAGTATTTGTTTGTGCCGGATTGGTCACTCGGTTTGTTGTTTGCATTTTTTTTTTTTTAGAAGCTTACAGAACGCTTTTTATAAGCTTTGGGAGCCTCACGACACGACACGGTAGTGCTTGTAGTGCCCTGTAGTCCGAAACATGTTTCTGGTGATTTCAACAACGTCGCCCTGTCGAAAGTTGTAATAGCGGGCGACGGGGTCCAGCCTGTCTAAGATCGGTAACTTGGATACTTCGGCGTACTTTGCCACAAGCTCTTTGATTTCTCCGTCTGCGAGCAACCGGTGGAGTGGCACAAGTGCGTGGGATACCAGATCAAACATCAGTCGGTTTTCGACAAAGCATTCAACACAAATGTTTCCAGAGATGTGGTGTTGCAAAATTTCCTGTTTGGTTTTGGGCGAAACCCCTATGTTGACAATGACAATCATGTGCCGTATTTTTTCTCCAATCATTTCATCCATCAGCGTGCGCATTAGGGTCACACCCACTTTCTTTTGCATGCTGGGATGATTTAAAAATACAATTTTGACCAAATCGCCGCAAGTATTTTTTGCGGTGCAACTCAAAGATTTATAATCGTTCTCTTGTGAAATATTCGGCGGTATCCGAATGTCGTCCACCACATAGCTTCGATTAGTTAACATAGTTTTCAAATTTGTCGCTACTATTTTCAACCTGGTTTCCGGGGAAAACTGCATAACAGTATTAATATTAACGTAATAGAAAAATAAATACAGCTGTATTCTACATATATACTACATTCTACTATTTTTTATTTTTGTTGTACGTTTTCATGTTTTTCGTCTTTTCTTGCCGCCAGAACCGCTGCTCGAACTCGAACTCGAACTCGCACTTCTCTTTAAACCAAGACCGAGCTTTTTTTTAACCTTTCGCTGTTCTTCCAAAGCGAAGGCCAAACACTTTTTTTCAAGTTCCATCAAATGTTCATCTTTGACACCCAATTTAAAACTCTTTTGCAAAGATAACTTGATTTTTTCTATAACTTTTTTAAACCCGCCACCTGTTAAGACAGTTTCTTTTAATCCTTCGCTTGCTTTTGTTGACGTTTTCCAGTTTTTTGTAAGATGTTTTCCAAGATGTGAAGATGGTTCTACCCCGTTCCAAAAAAAATTCTTTTCCATTTCTTCAACCAGATGTTGTTTTTTATTGTACTCTTCTTGAATTTTGTTTTCAATTTTGTTAAATTCTTCTTCTTTTTTCTTCATTTGCAAACGCAATTCCTCAATTTGAAGTTTCATTGATGTTTTTTGTTTCATCAAATGAGCGCTCAAATCATGGCTCAAATCATCTAAGTCGTCCTGTTTTTGGTATTCTCCTTCCTCCTCCCCTTCCGGCCGAGCTTCCTGTCCTTCCTGTTCATCCTCCGTTGACCCTTCATCGCCCCCCTTCTCCTTGCTTTCATCTTCGTCGTTGTCTTTGTTGTTGTTGTCATTTGCATTTTCAACTACCATAAAATCTTTTATGTCATTAGTGCTCGTAAAAGTAAAAAACTGGTCCCGACTTATTTTTTCGCAACCAAAGTCTTCTTTAAAGGCATTCTTGAGTTTCGTGTAATCCCATGTTTGGCCTTCTTGTTCATCCAACACCATATTCCAACATGCTTTACCGATCCCAAAATTTTTGCACAAATTATCGTGACATGTGCAGTCAGTCATCTCAGTCATCTTAAGTCTTAAGTTTAGGTATTGTTTTTTAGCACCACAGGTTTAGTGTATTTTTTTGTGTGTGATCTCCTGGTAAAAATATTACCAAAATTATACCAAATTAATCAGTGAAAAAAAATCTGTTTCTTAACAGTATCATTTACCACATTTACAAAGAATCCCGGAAAACTACCACAGGGACCTGACAACATTTCGAGGCAACGCACTGTATAAAGTCATAAACTGAAATCCAGGATTGTATACTTTTTGCGCAACAAATTTTGCAAGACCATGTCATCTCATGCCCGTTGCAAAAAAAAAAAAAAAATGTGCAAAGTGAAAAATTTACACGATGTGTCTTGAACAACAACCTCCAAAAAAATAAAGTTGCAAAAAGTATACAATCCTGGTTTTATTTTTATTCAGCGGTTTCCTCTAGATTTTTCAGGTTCTTTGGGTAAAAATTACCACAAACCGCGAAATCGAAACAGAAACCTTAAAACATGCTGGATACACCGGGATACAAGCACTGTAAATGTAAATGTAGTTGCCGATAGCTACACATCATTTGGCACGTAAAACGAAAGAGGAAACTGCATGAGTGTGGTTTGTGGTAATTCTGCTATTCTGAAATTTCAAAGATTAATCTTGTGGACTACTATACTGGTGGACCAGGAAATTTACCAGGAAAAACTGCTGTTTATTAAAAAAAAATGTTGCATGAATCACCACGACGAAAGGTCGGTCGTCCAAAGAAGCGCAGGTGTGTCATGGAAGATGACATGGGGAAGGAGCAGCAGCTCGCGGTTCAGTTTAGCGTTAGTAAATCTCCGAGATGTTGGTTCGAAGTGACGGCAAGAACACACAACTCTGTTGTTTTTACTTTTTATGATTCCCAAAAAAATTGTGTGTCGCAAAAGTGCAAATTAAGAGAGGACAACGAGACAACTAGACAAAATTTGGTGATTTTGTGCATGAAATTGTTCAAATGGCGGTCGTTTCAGAAGAAGAAAGTAACCAGATCACAAAAGGTACTTAAAACATTGAAAAACAAATTGTCACATAAATTGTCAGAGATGCCACATTTTGAAATTTTGCGCGCTCGATTGTACAGGGCAGTGTCGACCAAGTCTCATAGCAGTATCGAAGTAGTTGCCATCGGCAGTGGCGCCAGCTTGGGTTTGTCGGAGGCCATCGAACAGAATGCGCCTGGAACAATTCGAGTCAACACAATGGTAGATGCGGACGTGTCGACGTTGCGAACGGCTGAGGAATGGGCACATTACCTTAATCGACGTTGCAATGGTGAAGCAGATCACGCTGAGTTTAAATCCAACCTTTCACTCAAGCGTGATTGGGTGACGGAGACATCCTGTCAATCCGAGCGCAGAGAGCTGCAAATACAGTTGCGTAAGGCGTGTCGCCTTGCCTTTGAAAAGCGACGCCCTTTTCTTCTGAACGCTGCGGTCCGGTCACTTGGCAAAATAGCCAAGTACAAAAAGATGGTACAGGGTGTGGCGACCCTGTCACTGAGTGACATTGGCCGCATGGTGAGACGATGTCGACGACATGGCAGCGTCGTGGTGGTGGTGATGTCCTCTCCGTGCGTAGTAAGTAGCGGCGCGGCGCACAACGTGTCAAATCGCAACATCGTGAAGGATCGAACATTGAAACTAAATCAATTGCGCAAGTTGTTTTTGATGTGCAAACGCTTTGGTTTCATTCCGATGTGGGAAAATGTACTGTCCGGCAAAAACAACGCGGATACACGTGCTCAGATCGATGATTTTCTCGCCAGCACTGGATGGGAAATGAAAGCCATACGCAAGCTGAACTCACGCCCAAATATCACGTCAAAATTGCCGCCCGCCGGATTGTACGATTTTCAGTGTGGTGGCAATTCCAATCGTGATCGTGTGTTTTTGACCGACAAACGAGTTGTAGATCTGATAGAATACTGCCTTCCACCAAAGACGATTGGCGCGTCGTTCCAACTCTCCGGGAGCCGTATTGGTGGTTTTTGGTCTCCCTGCGGAAGCAGCGAAACGGACCACCGCACGTTTTCGCTAGATAGAATCAAGCTGCCGTCAGCGACGTCAGGTGGGTTGCGTATCGAAATCGTTCGTGACGACCTATCTGTGAAAGACATGACACTCACACACGAGCACGAACTTTGGCTGCGACAGTTCGCGTCTCGTGGAGCGGCGGTGCGGGCCATCGATGACGTCGTTAGGTGGCGCACAATTACCGGCACGCAGGCCCGCGGTCAAATCGCTTGTATGATCAGCCCGGGTCATTTGGTGTGCCTGTTGCAGGCAGTCGGGCGGGCATTTGTACCCAGTCTAAATATGCTGTCGGGCGAGACGTTTCGGCAAAGACACCAAGAGCAAGTGGCCAATAAAATGAGAAAAAAATTCGAGGCGTTCTATGCTTACTCCGATTCCGATTCCGCGGATTCCGACTCCTCCTCCTCCTCCTCCGACTCCTCCTCTGACTCCGACGACTCCGACTCCTCCTCCGACTCCTCCTCTGACTCCGACTCCGACGACGACGACGACGACGACGACGACGACGACGACAACAGCATTGAGCGGAACATGCAATAAAATACAATGATTTTTTTTTTTTATTTACAAACGCTAAATGATTATATTTGTACAGCGACATTGGTGGCGTTTTCGATCATCTGAGAATTTAACAGTGTGGCGAAAAGGGACCACACCACGTACGGGACAAGGCACAACCCGGCGAGGCGGTCTGGAGAGCAGTGTAACTGCATTGACACGCTGAGACTGAGCGCCAACAGAATGAACAAGGAATGCTTGGCGTGCTGGTCGTGGCCAGTTTTGGTTTGTGAGAATTCAACCATCCACCATGCGTTTGTCGCTGTGGAAACCACCGTGAGAATCAAAAACAGTGCAGAGTTCCACTGAACTCCGCTTTGGACGACGGTTCGTGCCGTTCGGGACACAGAGTAACCGAACAAAACGTAAATGAGGGGCCAGACCACCGAAAATACCCACGAAGGAGGAGTAGAGGCAGGTTGAATGACCTTGGTCCACACATTGGATAGTTTTGTCGCGTGAGACGTGCAGTAGCCGACCACCGGAAACACTACGATCGGTACCCAGGCCCACGTCCAGTCGGAAAGGGGTAAAGGAGGAGGCATGCTGCGGATGATGAATTTATTTGTACACCAACAAAATAAATAATTTATGTTTTATATGTATTATTTACGTCAAATGTAATAGGTCCTTATTGTTCCAAAAGTCCTCCAACATGTACGGGTGTTCCAAAGTTCCAGCCGACGTGTTCACAAACACGTACGCTTCCAAGTTGCTTTCGTCAACCATCCCGTCCAAAAATGAGTTCACGCTACCGTACCGTTGTGCAGGAGGTTGAAGTGTCCAGCCTCCCGGGCCAAATAGATACGACGACGGCAGCCGTTCGTGCAATACCCATGCCCGCCACAAAAAAAAGTCAACCACCGACAATTGGTGTGGAATCATTCTTCGTCGTCGAAAGCGATAAATGTTGTCGAAAATTTTAAACTGTTGACCGTCGCGTACCCTGCGAGTGATGCCGTTGAACCTCACGTAGAACATTGGCTTCGTCTCCTCTCTTGCAGCCTGCGTGGTCGACGCACTCTCGGCAAGCATTTGACGGTTTTTAAAATAAGGGCGACCATCGATGACCTTCGTCGGGACGTTCAGAGGATACAGCCTGAAACAAGTGTCCGAGTCCCCGCACGCTTCTTCGCCTGAGTTGTCCGACGTGCTTTCGCCGAAAAACAGCGCTCGTTGCGCCGGCGGTGGTCGCCTGCTTTGTTTTTTTTCCGGCCTCACCATGTTCTTTTTGTTTTGTCGTGGGGTTCTCTCACGCGGAGTTTGCCAGACATCCTGGTTTTTTTTTCGCATCAATTTTCACTTTTGTCACACTTTTATGTTTTTGGAACAAAATGAATTTTTGCAAAATCAGGCCAAAGTATGAAGAAGATCACCTGCTGAAACTGCTACGGGGAGTGCAAAACTAAAGAGGGTACCACTGGTAAGGTGGGGTGGTGGTCGCAGTTGCTGTGGTCCTTTTTGTGGTAGATCAACCTGAGGTACATGCAGCAGCTGCAGACGGTTACAACAACACACACCGCGTTCATTGTTGTGCTCATTGTCGTGTTTGATGTGCTTCTCAACAACCACTCAGGCACGTGTTTCGCCACCACGTCTCGCCCGTAAAAACCCACTGAGCAATACAGTAAATTTTGTAATGGCGCTTTCACAAACGTCTTGCCAAGCAGCGTCGGCACGAAAAAGAACAGGAAAGGAACTTTGAGACTGCCGCACGCCAGTCCCACGTAGTCAAAAAGCACATTTGGGTAGCAGGCCATCAAAAAAATGAATCCACGGCCTTTTGTTTGAATCAAAGAAGCCACTTTGTCCGCGCCAACCGGTTTTGTACGGCCCATGAAAAACGGTGGTATTTCGCCGACGGCGGTCCCCAAACCCCAACAAAGCGCCGCAGGCAGTGTGTGCAATAATGTCTGACACAGTGACGTTGACTTTGTGGCTGTTTCAAGGGAGTAAGGCAGGAGGTACAACGTGCCCGTGGGTATGCCAGGACCAAGGGCGAGCGCGGACACAAGGCCGGCGGCAAACCAAAAAACTCCGCCGGGGGTGAGCAGAACGGCGGCGGCGACAGTGGCCAAACTTCCAAAAAGCGTGAACATTTTTAAATGTGGCGTGCAAAATGTTGGTCGAACGGAGGTGGAAAAAAAAATAGTAGCAGAGGACAAAGGAAAAGAAGGACATGTTTTCACGAGAAGAGGCGCTGCGTATGGCGGCCCAAGAATCCAACGCCGAGGTACTCGAACCGAAGCAAGCGCCTCCAAAGGGAGACGTGCTTCCAGCGACGCAAGTGCGACAACTGTTTGACAATCTGCACGCAGCGTACGTTTCAACCCAAACCCACCGGTCCGAGCACACGGACGAGGAACACCGGCAGCACCTGAAACGGCTGCCGAGTTTTCGGGCGTTCTCGAAGTCGCATCCAAGTTTTTTTGCGGTCGCCACCAGTCGGGAGACAACCGAAGAGTCACTGAAGATGGTGCACATGATGTTGGATTTGCGAGAAACTCATGAAAAATCACTTAAAACGTCTCACGAGCAGACGAAGGAGGCTCTGCAGTTTATGAAAAAACACGTCTTCAAAACATTGTGAAAGTTCGATCGAGACAAGTACAAAAAATAAAACAAAAGAAGAAATTGAAAACAAACTTCAAAAACCGAATGGATGATGTGTTTGCCTTGATTGCAGAATTTTCAAACATGAAGCGCCACGCGGCTCTCGTTGTCGCAACGGCCTCCAATGCCCTGAGAGAATCGTTAAAGCGGAAGCGGACACTGTTCCGGTTTATGACATCCACGTACCACTCTGCCCCGTGGCGAGCCGCGCATCCACTGGAGAGTTTGTGTGATGGCCGTTACAACTACAGTCTCTGTCGTCAATGGCAAAGAACCACATTTGGCCTGCGGTATGACCGAAAAGTGTTGCAACGGTTCGTCGTGCAGCTCTACGATCCCTCGGAAATGCGAGACCTGCCTTCAAACAAATACCGCGCTGGTGAGGTTATTTTAAGGTTGTCGGGTGAAGAGGTGAACGGTTGGGGCGTGTGAACGAATGTTATGCTGCAGAATTTATGAGTTCCGTTTGTAAAAAAAAAAATAAATTAAAGCAAACAAAAGAAAAAAAAAGCATGTCGACTTTTTCCAGCGTGTCCAAAGACAATGTCCAAGCATGGGTGCGTGAGGCATTCAAACAGAACCAAGCGGCCGTCGGGGTCGGAGTCTACGGCGACGAGCGAGTTTCCACATTCTTTGTGCAATTGAAAAGACTAGTAAATAAAAGTCTGCAGCTGGCACTGAAGAGCAATTACAATGATGCTCTGCGACTAATAGTGATGTGGGGTAGCGACGTCCAACAAAGCGAACTTCAGCAGTGCAAAGTCACTTATCCCGACATCGAAGAAGACTACAAAATGGCGATGGTTTCATACGTGCAGTCCAAATATCGCGGGTCTAACTCAAATTTGAAACTGAAAATTCCGTCGTTCGCCACGTTCTACTGCGACTTCTACCGTGAAATCGCACAAACCGCCGACGTGGAGAACAAGAGCTACTTTCAAACGTACTCCTACACGGACCGGGAACTTTTTCTGCGGGACATCTTTTACTTGGTGGTGCAGAAGCACGCTCAGTTGGTGAGGCATCAAGAAAACAAAAAAAGCACGACTGCGGCCAGCTTCATTGATGACTATCAAAACAAGTGCCCCCCACGTGTAGATGAGTCGGTGTCGCAGGTCGTCCCGCGCAATAAGAAGGAGGCGGCAACTAATGGATTATTGACCCAAGAATATTTAGACAACAAGCGCAGCAAGTCACATGGCGGCTTATCGTTTGCTGATCCGATTGTGTCGCACGCAAGATCGCCACCATCAGGAGGTTCAACACACCACTCTGCGAGCCACCACCACCGCTCTGCTCCCTCCGTGGTTTCGTCCCAACACTCCAAGGCTCATTCTCGAGCGCCTTCTCGAGTGCCTTCTCGAGTGCCTTCTCGAGTGCCTTCTCGAGCGCCTTCTCGAGTGCCTTCTCAAGCGCCAAGCACTGGAGGTGGCAAAAAACAATACCCGGTCAAACAGATTTCAATTCCGAAGCCGTCGGAGTCGGTGTGTTTTTTCGGAGGAGAGACAACGACAATGTCCGCCGACTCTGCCAGTGAAATTTTTTGGTAGCCTGCTCACTAATTAACCAATTGAGCTGAGAGGTCACATTAGCACACAGGTATTTGTATCAATATATATTAAAAATTAAAAAAGCAAAAAAACTGAATAAAAAAAAAATTGACCAAAACCAGGAAAACAGGATCTCAGCACACTACCAGGTAACAATATATTTTAAGGTAACAATATATTTTAAATTAATATTATGAATTGGACTTTTGACGACGACCCGCCGCCGGTGACAAATATCGACCCACCGCCGCTGGTGACAGGTACAGGTGCCATGGATTACCAACGAAACGAGGCGCTGCACCGTCGGCTTCGTGGCACGCCCCGCGTCGCCAGTCACTCCGAGAAGGCGGCGATTACGTTTCAAATCTTGGACGTACAGCTGCGTGGAGGCAACTTGCCTTTGCCGGTTGAGAAAGACGGCATTTTTTCCGGCGACGATGTGTGGCAGAGTTGTTCCAACCAAAGTTTCTACGACGACTTCGAGGAGGACGTTCAATGGAGACGTAGTTCCAGACAGAAGGCTTCTAGCGTGGTGGTGTTCGTCTTTGGGTTGACGGCGAACGGCCGCACTGTCACGGCACGCGTGCATGGATTTCGACCAGGGTTTTATGTAGCCGACGGGACCGGGCCTCGGGCTCAAAGAATTCAAAACCTTCTGCGGTACTTAGGGGCGCGCACGCAAGTGCGCAGGGGGCGCCCGCTGTACGGGTGGTGCCCGGTCAAGCGGAGCGACGGGACGTACGACGCGGATCGCCAGCAAGTGAGGCAGTACGTGCACGTCGACTTTCCGAACGAAAGCAACTTGCGGCAGGCCATGTGGACGTTGGAGAAGCGTGGTTACAAGGTTCACGAGACCAAAATTCAGGACATTCAAAAGTTTTTGATCAAGCGTAACTTGGTGGCGTCGTCTTGGTGCACGATGTCCAACTACAAGCACTGCGACGGGCGCGCGACGTTCTCGTGCCTCGAGGTGCGGGCGGACTTGCGGGATGTCCTGGCCGTGGACGAGGAGCGCACGGCGCCCGTGGTGTTGGCAAGCGTCGACATCGAGTGCGATTCGGCCGACAATGGATTTCCTTCGTTTGAGCGTGACCCCATCATCAACGTCGGCTGCACATTTCACACGTTCGGCGCGCCCGATGACCAAATGTTGCGGACTCAAGTGATGCTGTGCCTCGGTGAGACCGACCCTGTCGAGGGTGTGGACGTGCGCTGGTATACGACCGAGCGAGGTCTGCTGGACGCGTTTCACGACATGCTGGCCTTTGTCGACCCCACGTTCGTCGTCAGTTTTAACGGCAGCGGGTTCGACTGGCGGTACGTCAGCGAGCGCGACCGCCGCAACGGTGGTTCGAACGGCCGCTTTTTGTACCTCGGCCGCATTTTTTCGGAAAAGTGTCCGCTGTACCGAAAGGAGCTGTCTTCCAGCGCCCTGTCCCAAAACGTGCTGTCGTACTTTCCGATGGCCGGCCGGGTAAATTTGGACATCATGCAGTACTTCAAGGCCCGGTGCAAGTTCGACTCGTACTCGTTGGAGAACATCGCGAAGCAGTTGCTGGGCAAGAACGTCGGCAAGGTCCGGCTCGACCTCGAGGGATGGGGCAAGCACGAGATCGCGGTGGCCGCCTCCCTCCTGAGCAAGCGCTGCCCCGTCGAGGCGGAGACGTTGTCAACAATGGTGGAGGGTTGGTCAGAGGTGGCCGTGCCGACTCTTGAGGAGCTGAGCGGAGCGGCGGAGCGGCTCCGAACGATCAAGGCCTTGCTGCCGCAGCAGTGTTCATCGGAGAGCGCCGAGGAACTCGTGGAGCACCGCGAGTTGTTTCGCCAGATGAACCGAGCGATTCTCTCGGTGGGCGACGACAACTACCGCAAGCTGTTCGCAATGTACCGCATGTCGCCGGCGGCGCGGTCCAAAATTGTTGAGTATGGGGTGATGGACTGTGTGCTGCCGCTCCAGCTGATAGTGCACCAGACAGTAGTCGAAAACCTGACCGCCATGAGCCAAGTCACCCACACGCTGTACTCAGACATTCTTCTGAGGGGGCAGCAGATCAAGGTCCTAAACCAGCTGTACCGTTTCGCGTCACCGAGAGGCATCGTGGTGGAGAAGGTCGATGTAGGATGGGACACGACCCAAAAGTTCGAAGGCGCCACTGTGGTGGAGCCCAAAAAAGGATTCTACGGTCATGAAGAGGCCGCGGTGATGCTTGACGACGACGCGATCGAGACGGACGTGGTGGACGTGGCAGCGACGACGACTAAAACCAAGGGATTGGTGGTGTGTTTGGACTTTGCAAGTCTCTACCCGTCGATCATTCGCGCCTACCGGCTGTGCTACACAAACTTGGTGTGCGGCGAGAAGCTCGAGGTTCTGAGGGAGCACGAGGCCGCCGTGAGTCGAGGCGCCGACCACCGGGAGATCGCCACCATTCGACGGCGGGGGGTGGTGTTCGGCAACCCGGAGTACTATGAAAAGTGCTCGAACAGCAGCTTCGACCACTACGACATCGGAGGTAGGCGCTGGACATTCTCGACCCGGACGAGCGGCATTTTGCCCGAGATCTGTGCGGAGCTGCTACGGGCGCGCAAGCTGCGGAAAAAGAGCATGAAGGAGGCCGCGCTGAAAGCGCGGGAAGCGACCGACGCCGCCGAGAGGGCTGGGTACGAGCAGGTGCGGCGTGTCCACGACGCGTTTCAACTAAATTTAAAAATTTCGTGCAACTCCGTCTACGGGTTTACCGGAGTCAGCTACAGTAAGGGGATGGGGTCGTGCATGCCGATCTCGACCGCGGTCACGTACAACGGCCGCAAGATGATCGAGGACACCAAGCGGTACATGGAGCAGCAGTACAACGCCAACGTGATTTACGGAGACACGGACAGTGTGTTCGTGATTTTTCCAAACGTGAACACGGTGCGGCGCGCCTTTGAGGTGGGCATCGAGGCCGGGGAGCGGGCGACGGCCGCGCTGTGGGGCGACAAGAACCGGGACGAGAAAATTGTGGACCTAGAGTTTGAAAAGGTATATGGGCAATTCTTGCTACTGAAAAAAAAGAACTACGTCGGACTTAAGTACGAAGGCTCTTGGGATTTTCCGCCGAAGATTGACGCCAAGGGCATTCCTCTGGTGCGAAGGGACAACTGCAAAATCTTGCGCGACGCGCTCGGCGGAATCCTTGACGCGGTGCTGAAGAAGGGTTCGTCAAAGGCGGCGGAGGACATACTGATCCAGACGCTAGGGCGGTTGGTGCGCAGCGAGTTTGGCAAGTCAGACTATGTGGTGACCAAGACAAGAAAGCGGGACTACAAAATCCCGAAAGTCGTTGAGGTGCCCGTGTTTGAGAGCACGTCCGCCGTGCACCGTACACCCGCTGGGTTGAAGTACTTTGCCCTCGGCAAGCAGCATCACCACTTGAAGCTGAACGCGACCGCCATGTGCGTGTTGTGTCCGGGCTGCGAGACCGCGATAGCCAACAAGCGACCCTCGCACGTCGCCCGAGCCCTGACCAACTACCGGAACGCATCGTTCACGGGTCGAACCGAACTTCAGCGCTTGTACTCCGAGCACTATGGCAAGGCGCTGCCCCCGACCGCCGACCCGACCGCCGACCCTACTTGGGTGTCGTTTTTGCTGAAGACGTGCCTCAGTCCATTGGTCGAGGTGACGGCGCTTGAAGGAGGCATCTGCACCCGGTGCCATGGCAATTTGACGAGGCAGGCACATTTGACGACCGTCAGTGACATGCTGCGTCGAAAGTCGTTCGACGTGCCCGGGTACGGCGACCGCGTGCCGTACATTGTGGTCAAGGGGGGGAAGAAGGAGAAGATGTACCAACGCACCATGCATCCGACGTACGTCGAGTTGAAGAACATCGACCGCATGTACTACTTAACAAACATGTTAAAGAAGCCCGTTGAAAAAATCGTAATGCCCCTGCTTGGGGAGGAGACGGTCAACGCAATCATGGCCGAGACACTGATTGAACTGCAACATCAGACGAACCGCACTCGCAGTTTGCTCGACTTCTGGTCCGCCACGGGCGGCGAACCCAAGAAAAGGCGAAGAGTGTCGGCCAAAAAAAAAAAGTCCGACAAAAAGAAATCCAAGTACAACATGTTGATGTAATTTAATTGATGTAAATGATAATAAAAAAAAACATTTTCGTTTATGTGGTATACTTTGGTACACTTTGGTACCTTTGGAACACTTTGGTTCACTATTACTTTGCTTTACAAAAGTGCCATGAATCAAAAAACCGCTGTCAATCATTTTTTTTTATGTTACTCATAAGCGGTTAAAGCGGTTAATACGCAAGCAGTGTCGAAGAAATACGTAAAGGTAGCTGACGGGATTTTCGGTAGGCACGACGTAGCTAAACTTTCCAAATTGTTCCGAGAGGCGGTTAGGATTATTGCGTTTTGTCTGGTCGTACAAGTATTCTTTCGAGGTCAGGACTGGCTCAGAATATGCTACCTCGTCTTCTCTGTGTTCTGTCCACACAAGCAACGTTTCTCCGTCTAATTTTTTTAAATGGTGTGCTTGAATCCAAGAGAGAAACGGTAAATCTTTACTTTCCTCCTTTTTGCGAATGTTTTCAACAAGGCTGACGATGGTGTGCGGTAAACCATAATTCTTGCAAAAATCATACACCAATTGGTGAATTTTTACGCCAAAGGTGTCGTCAAAGGGCGGCATGTTGTATTGTTTAACTGCGTCGGACACCGTCTTCTTGATAAAATCCTTACATACCATCTGCTGTTGTTGTTTTTTCGACGAATTGGAACCTTTTTTTCTTTTTTTCCGGCTCTTTTTTTTTCCGTCTAGTTCTCGTCCATCGACCCCACCAACTTTTCTCTGCTGTTGTTTTTTGTTCGACGAATTGGAACCTTTTTTTCTTTTTTTCCGGCCATGTTGTTTTCCGGCTAGTTCTCGTCCACCGACCCCACCAAATTTTCTCTCTGCATTCACTGGTTCGTTTCCCTCTTCGTCCCCCTCTTCGTTCCCCGATTTGTTCCCCGGATCCTCGGAGCTCCGAGGAGGCTGCTCTGGGGTCGGTGGACGAGAACTAAAAGGACGAGAACTAAAATAATCTTTATCGATATCTTCAAGCATTGCTACAACGTACACGTTATCTGTAGCTTCATTTTGTGCCCACATATGCTCGCTAAATTCCTCCGCCGACATAATATCTTCTTCGGAATCAAACACAAACGGAATCTCTTGGTCATTTTTTTGGCTTGTGTCGCGACCGTTTTCCACATCCCAGTTCAAATAATTAGTTGGTTCTTGTTTATCCCAAAGGGAATCATCAAAAATTTCTTCTTGTTGTTCTTCTTCCATCGTCGAGCGGTTTCTGTTGTTGTGCGGTGCCTAATATGCCTAATGCTCTGGAGTGGCAAAAAAAATATCTGTTGTTGTGGGGTGCCTATATCGGATATCGGTCCTGGCAAAAAAAATATCAAAATATATCGGTCCTGGCACTCAGAAACCTGATGTCAAAACTTCGGCACAGTTTTGACGATTTTGACGATTTTATTTCGAATTTTACAGTGATTTTTGAAACAAATCCTTCACATTCGAAATAAAAGCATCGGCTTTTTTTGCCAGCAATTAAAACCATTTGTTTTTTTTTTTGAGGAGCCGTCATCCATCAGCCAGCAATGACTGACGTCATTGCACACTTTTTGACTTTTTGTCTTTTTGTCTGCAAAAACCCCCTTTATACCTGGTATAATGATAAAAATGAACACACGATACTTAGTTGAGACGTCTACCGGTGTAAGTTTGATAATTCGACCCAGCCGAAACGGAGGAATGGGTGTGTTTTCCACAATCGATATCCCCGCCGGGACAAGTCTCACAACAAACTTTACCGAAGTAGGCCAGCCCTGCCTTGCTGTGTCCGTGGCACCTTTCTCACCTGGGAATTGGAGTGCATCGGAGTACGCTGAATGGCAAGAGCGGTCGAACCAAATGGTTAGGCAACAGATGTTGAAGCATCAGTTGGATTCTCGCTACACGTTGACGGTCGACCGGTTGGGCACCATACAAAACTACGCGGTTGCCCTCGTTGAAATTTACGACTTGAAATCCCACGTATGGTTGGGTAAGATGAACGGGGTCCATCCGGACAAAGTTACACACACGGGGCAAACCGCCTGTGCATTATCTAACGTTCAAGAGTTTACGGACACCGGAGTGTTTATCACCACAAAAAAAATTCTGGCCGGGTTGGAATTAATTTGGGACTACGGCCAAAAATTTGACTGGAGTGGCAGCGTACCAGAAACTGCACTGACCAAGGGCAACCGAGCCTGTGCGTGTCAGTGGCCGACGGCAGACGGCAGCAAGCATTTTTTCAATGGGATATTGACGACGACCAACGGTGGTCGTCGCCGTGTCAGCCGCCGCATGTCTTTCAGCGACGGCAGCTCATTTGCAGTCACTAACTGGGAAACCAGTGCGGCCGACAAGGACGCAGTGTGTTCCTTTGGTGGGTATGATAACTTGGTCGTCAACTTCTGCATCTAAAATTCTCCGGTTACTGTATTTGGTCGTGCATTATAGTCCCTGCATCTCTTTGCAAATTATTTACATTCGTACATTTTAGTCGTACATTTTAGTTGTACGTTTGCTTATTTGCTTTTTTCTCAAACGTTTACATTTTTACGTTTTGCATTTTTTCTCCAACATTTATTGATTTAGTCCGCAAGAAATCACATTTATTTTTGAACGTCACCTTTTTTCACCTGTGAAATGAACTTCAAATATACATACATACATACAATTTTTTTCTTCAAATACCCATACATACATGTATGACCGGTGTATGTATGTTTGTGTGCACATACACTATTACAATTTTTTTCTTTTAAGTTTTCGACACCAAGTCTTTCAGCAGCAGCGCACGGCGGCACGAGGTGCGTTACAGCAGTAACTGAAGACGTTTCTAAGAATGAAATAAATTTATTTTATTTTTTACTGTTAAAAAAAGAAGAAGCTTTCATGAGTCTGAATTTTAGTGTTCGCCCAGCGGCACAAATATCACAAACTCCCGACGTGCAAGTCTCGTTCGCCGACCAAGTTCATCTTTGTGGTGGTCAGTCCGCAGCAGCAAGTATTCTTGATTCCACAGAGGTCGTGCCCACCGTCCTGAAGCTGGTGCAACTGCGGGAGCTCGGCGGCAAGAACAGTCAGTTGCTGCCACTCCTGAAATCTCTTGGAAGTTACATCGAAAACATGGTTCCACCACCGACGCCTCAGCCGCCAAACAGTACCAGTATGCACGACGACGCAACACAAAAGGCGGCAACACTTATCGAGGGCAGATCAATGTTGATCCAAGCAAGAACGCAAGACATTTTTGAGGCCGCTAACCAAGCTGTGCAACATTTGGAACACGGCATTCGGACCCTTTGTTTAGAAGAAGAGAGACGAATCGCTCAGGAGCGACGGGAACTGAATACCAGACACAAAAAGCAAGAGCAACGTCTAAATGAGTTCCGTGTAAAAACGCAACTGTTCATGAAGGCACTGCAACACAGGTGCGACGCGCTGATCGGTACGTGGTCCGAACACTTGCTCCCGCATCAGACCGACGTGTTGCGCACCCTGATGTCACCGATCTCTGGCACCGCCATCGATGCAGCTAAACGATACTACTACGATGGAAAAGTGACATCGAACGAAGCAAACGCGCTCGTTGAATTGAAAAGGGACGCAAAGATTTACGAAACGTTGATGCGACAATTATCCGAAGGCCAAAAAATTATGCTCGAAGAACAGAAACAGCACCAAGAACAGTTTCTTGCATACACCCGCGAGACGGCAAAGAAAGTGACACGACTGCGTGAACTTTTTTTGAAGAAATACCGAGCAGCGAGCAACAAGATCATCACCAAGTACGAAACTGCATTGAATGGTATGCCGATTCCGGAAGCCCAACCTCGATTTATTAAATACTTGCAAAGGCAAGCACACAATGAGCGTGAAGAGTTTTTTCAAACGTGCATGAAAACGTTTATTGGTTTGGCCTCCTCTGGAAAGCCCTCAACGTAGCCGGAACGATTGACGATGCAGCGCCGCGACAGGACCCAGCGCCGCGAGAGCCTTGTAGTGTGCCGATGTCCCGTAGCCCTTGTGTCGCTCAAACCCGTACTCCGGATAAGTGTCGGCACATTTCACCATCATGCGGTCTCGTGTCACTTTGGCCACCACGCTGGCCGCTGCGATGGACTGCGACTTGGCGTCACCACCCACCACCGTCTCGTGCGACACGTCGTCATCGAACGGGCTTCGGTTTCCGTCGACTAAAACGTGGTAAGCCTGCTCGGGACGCATTTGCAGGTTTCGAAGTGCCAATCGCATCGCTTCGAGTGTGGCCTGGAGGATGTTAATATTGTCGACGACCGCCGCGGGGACGACTCCGACGCCGACACCGATTGCGTCTCGAAGAATGGTGTCGTACAACTCGGCTCTCTTTTTGGCACTCAACTTCTTGCTGTCGTTCATGCCGGAAATCAGTTTTTGTGGATTTAGTACAACGGCACCGGCAACAACGGGCCCCGCCAGAGCGCCTCTTCCAGCCTCGTCAATGCCAACGACAACTTTTTCCTGGTTCCACCAACACTCTTCCAAACGAGTTGTGCACATGTGTGCACACATCAATAATAATAAAATGAACTGCTTGCAATTTTATTTTCTGTGTATTTTAGACCACCGCAAGCAGCAGACAGACCACTGTCAAAATCAGCGCCACCGCCGTCAGAACGATGGCCGCTGGTCTTGCTGGAGCCACCGCTGCAGCCATGAACTTGGGTACATGTACTGCATTCGGCACAGACTGTAGTGTCGCCACCGCTGTTGTTCCTCCTTCGATCGAAGTCAGTGTTTTCTCGATTTGTTGCATAAGGTAATCCATTATTTTTTTTTGTTATTGGTCATATATTTTATTTTTGTGGTTCGCCACTAATAATATTTTTTTTTCTTGCACTGAAGAAAAAAGAATGACACCTACGTTTAAATTTTTGCACTACGTTCGCCTCATTGTGCGACGGCTCACCGTGGGTGGTGAACTGCCTCAGGTACAGTTGAGTGCGACATTTTGCAAAAAAATAGAGGAAATTTTGTTTGTGGTTCTTATGCATTTCATGGGGAGCATTGCACGCACGATTCGACACAACAACAGAAAGACGGTCGACGTGGCAGACGTTCAGCTCGGAATTTACACACTGTTCCCGCTGCATCTGCGGGCGCTTGTGGCGAAAATTGTGGACGAAAAAATTAAAAACTTTGAAACAACAACTACCGGGTCGCACGTCGATCGTGCCAATCTTACAGTGCCACCATCAAAATGCCGCCGCATTTTTAAATCTACCTACGACGACCTGCGGCTGTCCAAAGGATCTCCGGTGGCAATCGCGGCGATGATCGAAGTTGTCGTCACCGAGACAATGTCGCTGGCACTGAAAAAGTCTCAAGAAATGCAAATTCAGCGCATGGGGTCCCAACATCTCGACGAGATCCTTGACAACAACCTTGAACTGTCCGCCTTTGTAAACTCAGCGTACGCGTGGGTTGGCGTTGTCTCTCGTGTCTAGTTGTGTCTAGTCGTGTCTAGGTTAAATGGCGGCTGGTCAAACGGTCCACCGAACGGGGCACGTTGCCACGGACCGTTTCCAGGGCGTGGGGGGCGCGGAGCCACTCCGATTCTTGTACCCGGCGCCTGTACACGAACCCCCGGTAGTCCGAGGCTGGAGGAGCGACCATGTCGCTGTCGTTGGTCAGCAAACAATGAAAGTAGTCGCGGTCGAACGTCACCAAAAAACACGAGCACCCGTGACCCTTGGACACATACGACACGATGCCATACTTCGCATCGCAGCAAAACATGTGCAAATGTAGTTGAGCCAAAGCCATGCGGCAACGGCTCTGTACAAACGAGGATCGTGATCGGGTGATTGGAAAGCACGATGGAGGGTGCACGCAGTCTTTCCATTGCAGGCACTTGACCTCAATGGGGCAAATCGGACGTGTCCAATCGGCACTGTAGGCAATTGCGTCCGGGGTGGACCCCAGTCGACGATTTTTTGACGACGCGAAGCATGTGTCGTACGAGTAGTCAACGGCCTTGGTGTTCTTACACACCACCGGAAACGCGGTGCGTGCCGCCGTTACTCCAACGTACTCGTTTTGAACGCCGATCATGTAGTTTGGAACCAGCCGAAGATAATAAAAAAAAATACAGACGACCGCACGACGACAGCAAACAAAAGAGGCGTTACTCTCACCTTTGTAGTCGCTTTTGTTATTTTCAGTTTATTAAATTTTTTTTTCTGCTGTAGAAGAAAAACAGAGGAAGAAAAACAGAGGAAACAAAAGCCAAAATATGCACGTCAGTGTTGTCGAACAGTCCATCGCGTCTCCCGTTCATCCGGTTTCATCGATCAACGCCGCCGCCACTCCGCACTGGCAGGACGGACTCAAATCGCACAATTTCGTGGCCAAAAACACGACTTCAACGGCCGCCAAGGACGAGCTTGCGGCTGGGTTTGACACAGTCAAGCGTTGGTGCACTGGCGAGGACCTTAAACATAAGATGACGACCGTTGCCGCCGTCTTTGCAGTAAGCTTCGTTGTTCTTGCCGTTATCAAACCACCATTTGTGAGACACAAGACCACGGAACGGTATTGCTTCCAGCGCATGGCTTTTGTGGCGGCGCTGTTTTCTGCAATGTCGCTGCTGCTGCCGATTGGCGTGCCTGTTGGCAAAAAAATCTACTCTATTTTAAATTGAAACAGTTAAAAACACGCAGTTAAAAAGACCAAGAACCAGGAAAAAATGACATGTTTGTGTGTTCTTTATACTTTCGTCAATGTATTTGAAATTAATGGCGGTGAGCACAAGATAAAAGATTTGCAATCCAAGCTGTAAGAGAAAAATAAAAAAAACCCTCACCTATATTTTTTGATGAATGCACATGACTATTATGTTTCAGATCCTACCAATTTCGTACCGTCAACTACCAGAAGGTATCAAGGTCTATTTATTTTTGATGAAGATGAAGAGTACGGCATAAAGAATAAAAAACAAAGTAAACCCATTAAAAAAACACCAAAAACCGCCAAAAAAAATGTTATCAAGTGCAACAAAAAAAACAACAAAGTTGACAATGAAAACAACAAAGTTGACAATGAAGAAATGCAAAAAGAAATGGAAAACCCGATACGACTTGAACGTCGCAGAATTCAATTAGAACAACTGCATCGACAGCAACAGCAACAACTACTATCACAGCAAGCGAACGGAGAGAGCAAAGAAACAAAACAACAACCAAAAAAGCAAGACGCAGAAAAAGAAGAAGAAACGGGTAAACAAAAAGCACATGCAGACAAAAATGATTCTCTGGAATGTACTTTTTATCATCGACACATGGGAATACTTGTTGCTCTGTTGGTCTGTTGGTTTCTGTTGATGTTTTTTATCGGTTTTATAATAGAAGCATTGTCGAAGAACAGAGCACCAAAGCAACTTTCTTCGAGCAGAAAGAGTTTAACCCCTTCCTCGTTGTCGTTCGATAATGTGTCGTTTATTAGTTTGCATGGTCCATCTCCAAGTGAAATAAAGGTTCAACATACATTTGCACCATCTGTCGGCCATATTTCTCCTGCTCCCGTTCCTGCTCTTGCTCCGGTCGGCAGTGTTTCTCCTGCTCCCGTTCCTGCTCCTGCTCTTGCTTCGGTCGCCAGTGTTTCTCCTGCTCCCGTTCCTGCTCTTGCTCCGGTCGGCAGTGTTTCTCCTGCTCCCGTTCCTGCTCTTGCTTCGGTTGCTTCAGTCGGCACTATTTCTCCTGCCCCCGTTCCTGCTCTTACTCCTTCTCCTCATGCCCCTTTCACTTTTCGGTCTCCTCTTCCTCCGTCCCCTTTACCTTACCTTTTTCCTTCCCCTAATCCTGTTGATCCTTTTTCGCCGTCTTCATCAAGAACAACCTCAAACTGTAGCAATACCAGTGATATGCCCAACACCACATCCAACACCACAACTTATCACAACCAAACACAAAATCAAACGTATTCAACAAATGACACTCGTCAAAATGTATATTTTGTTAGGACCCCTTCGCCCGCTGCTGCGTCCCTTACTGCTTCATTTCCAAAGCCGGGTGCTCGTCCGTCACCGGCACCATCCACGCAATTGTCGCCTGCAAATCGACAAAGTTTTAACTCAACATCCACATTACACCGCCCCGTCAATCAACATACTCAAGATGAATTTGAGGTTGTTGTTTTGCTGTTTGTTGTAATTGTAATTGCAGGTGTTGCAACCTTACGTATATGTATTATCAAAAAAATAAATTTGAGTAAAGTGCAGCCACATGTGGAAGATAAAAACCATCAACTTGGTCTATTCAGCAACAGCAAATCTGTCAGTAAATCTACCGAAACCTCTGTTTATTTGGACTTAGTAAGTGTGTAAATAGGTATTAATTATTATCAACTTTTACTTTTTAGAGATGGTGTATAGACCATATATATAGACCTATACTATACCATACCAGTACTGGTACCAGGTACCAAGTTGTTTCCTTCAGTTCATCCAAAAAAAATATTGCACCAAAGCAAAAATGGTAAAAATAATCACATCTGCGATCCCTGGAATGACGGTTGCGGAAGTGCGTAAGCAGCTTGACAAACTGCGAAAGCAGTGGGACCGGCGGTCGTACGGTAGCCCGTTTTTTCTGTGCAACAATTTGCCGGCTGACATTGCCGTCGACGAATTTAGCACGGACTACGTGATGGGGCAGCATCAGAAGCGTCAGCGCAAAAAAAAGAGCGGTCACGAAACTAAAGCTTCGGGAAACGCGTAGGCCGTTCGACACAACGGACACAATGTTTTTTTCGGGGTGGACGGAAACGTGAAAAAGGCCTCATCTCTCTTAGAAGCGGTGTGCACTAGCAACTGGCGCCAGCACTTGGCATGAAACACGTGCTTGCATCCAGTCTCCACATTCTGTTCATTTGTCATGGTCTCGTGGCAGATGGGGCAGGGGTCGTCGAACGTCCGATCGGTCAATTTGACCGATGACGTTGCCGTTTTCCAACCGTCCTCCGACATTTCGAGGACATGGTCGACCACTTGTGTGGTGTATGTCATCGCGGGAAGCAAGCCAAACGTGCCGGAAGCGCACTTTGTCATCAAGTCGCAGACGGACAGGTCTTCACAAGTCTTCTGCACGAAAAGGGCATCCCGACCCAAGCACAGCAATTCGACGTCTACTCGGGCCAAAGTCGAGATCATCGACGTTGCTCCCACGTGGAAAATAAATTTGATCGTCATTCCAAGTTCTTGTATTTCGTAATTGTACTGAGGATGCGCGAAGCTGTCGAAGTCCGTTGTTTTTTTGCACGGATTTAAAAACCTCTCCACGTACACCAGCATGTGCTGTTCGCACGACACAATGATTGGTTTTTTCTTTACGAAGTCAGCGACGTTTCGGCCACGAAGTACGTGGCATATTACGGACCCGTGGATCACGCAATCCAACTCCAGCAGCATGCGCACGCTGTTCAAGCGAAAGAGCTCTTGCATCCTGCGTTCAATTTTTTTCAGTGTTTCTTTCTTGCTTGGCCACAGTTTTTTTTTTTGGAAGGGACCTTGACCATGGAAAAAAACCAGGTCGTTTTTTTGCGCCGCACCTTCGAAACAAAGTGGGTCCGAAAAACAGTCGACAGCAGCGACATGTCGTGGCACCATCTGCGGTATTTAATCGAGCTCGAGTCCGGTTTTCACAACGGCGGAGGCGGTGGCGTGTCATGCTACGTCGGCCTGCTTGTGGGCGACGCAAAGTTCAGGAAAGAGATCGACTTTGATCGTGTAGTCGTTTTTTCACAGAGAAACATTGGGTTTGAATCCGAGCGTGAATGGCGACAGGGCTACAACCTGCATGACGACGCGGTACTGCAGCACAGGGACCACATCTTGCTGAGGCGGGTACTTCTGCCACGGTACTTGCGACCGTTTGTGCCCCTCAAGTACGATAAGGAGATGATCGATTGGGAGTCGACCGTAGCAAAGTTGCGGCACCAGTGCGAGAAAGCGGCCACCGTCGAAGTCACGAAATCGATCACCAACGCGATTGCGGCTCGAGCATGGGTGAAGGAACAGGTGCACAACTTGAAGTTGCCAACCCAGCCGTATCGGTCGCAACTGCAGCACGCCTCAAATTTCATGAAAGAGAAGAACGAGTTCGAGGTCGTGTTCGAACCCCCCACAAACTACCTGTGCGCGTCCTGCGGTGCGGTCGGTCTTCATTTCACCAACGACTGCCCGACATCTGGCAAGGAGGACTTTGTGCCGATCAACAAGACGGTGTTTGCACACGGCATTCCAAACACTTTTCTGAAGGACGCCAATAAGAGGCAAGCCCATGAAACCGCCATGCTGACGCAGGAGGGGCAGCACGTGGTGCGGACCAAAATTACCAATTTGAACGAGGTGACGTACGACGACGTGATGCGGGAGTACCGCAGTACCCGCAAGTGCGACTTTCTTTTTGAAAACTTTGTCGCCGCAATGGATCAAGCTCAAAGAAAATTGGAACAAAAATTTTACCGAGCCCATCCCAGGTTGCGACGCAAGGGGGCTCAGTGCATGTACGGAATGAAAGGCTTTTGCAAAAAGGGAAAGTTGGCGTGTGAGTTTGACCACACGTTCAGCCTTCAAAAAGTTCCAGTGTGCAAATTCTTTTTGGAAAACACCTGCACCCACGGCGACAGGTGTCGATTTCAACATCAGCGACAAGCAGGACCATTAAAAAAACAACAAAAACAACAGCGAAGGCCACAGCAACGGAGGTGGCGGCAAATAAGGGTGGACAAACATAAAAAGTAAAATTACGTTGTAGGTCAAGTACAAAATTTACAAATGAATTCAATTATGTTAATACAATATCATCGATACAAACCTCCATGATAGCAACATTTCCGTCTTGTGTATCAGTTTGTCCTACACACAACCCATTTTTACGCCTTGGTAAATTTTGAAATAAAGTGACAGCGGTTGTGGCTACTTGTAACATTTGACCACTACTTGCATGATCCAGTAGTTTTTGTACGGCACCATCAACTGGGCGTTGTTTAACTATACCCGGAGCTTTTTTCCATTCATCAGCTAAGGTTGCGACATCTTTTTTGATACCCATCGGGTTGTACCTATACAATAATTGATGAATAAATTCTTCGGTTTCCTCGATCATTTCCTCGTTACCTTTAACGCTGACTTTTACTTTTTCCTTGACGACTTGGTATTTGTTAACATCGTTTGGTTTGCTGATGTGTAGTCCGTTGAGTGCTGCATCAAGTGATGTGTTGACTCTGTTCACTTTTTCTCTGACTTTGTTGTTGACGTCGTCGTTGACTTCGTTGACTTCGTTGACTTCGTCGTTGACGTCGTTTTCGTCGTTGAGTTCGGTGACTTTGGAGGCTTCGGTGACTTCGTTGACTTCGTTGACTTCGTTGACTTCGTTGACATCGAGTAATGAGGACATTGGTAGTTCTTTGGTGGTTTTAATTGGGTTAAATTTCGAGAAAACCGCCAGGGAAATGATGATGTCGAAAGAGGATGAGATCGAAAATGGTGTGTCTTGGACAACATACCCCCTTTTTGGGCAGGAATCTCAACTACAGGCTAGAGTAACTGACCACCACCAACTGACCACCACCACCAGCAACGTACGTCCTCTACCAACCCCCCCCCCCCCCCCCCCC